CATCTGCTATCTTCTTCTGCGTCTTCTTGTGACTGAATGCGTAACTGTCGTTCTTGAGCATTACAGTTATGCACGAATACGCATTGCCCGTCATTTCGGCTAAATCGTGCATCGTGATGCCTTTAGCCTCAAGGATCTCTTTCAAGTAAGACATATTAACCCCCTATAAAACTGAATAAATCCATTTGCTTGTTGGTCTTTTCTGCCATTTTGAGGTTATCGACTGCACACTTGTAATAAGTCGGTTTGAGTTCGATACCAACCCCCCTGCGACCATTTAAGACCGCCTGATACACTTCCGAGCCGATACCCATAAACGGGGTAAAGACAATATCGTTAGGGTTGGTGTACAGTTTGAGCAATCTGTCGATTACATCTAACTGTAAAGGGCATATATGACGCTCGTCTCTGCCGTCCCTAGCTGCCTGCACGTTCAGAGTGTTTGACGGGTTGATATCCCACCAAAACGGAGAACTGTCAAAGTCCCACATTGGAGATGCTACGTTCTGCCACTCTGATACGGGGTATGTCTCGTTGGTGTGAGTTACGGGTTCGGGGTTGATTCCCGGCTTACGCATAATAACGACATAATCAGGAATACCCATACGGGACATACAACTGTCCTTTTTTATCTGCTTGTGGAGAAGTCCGAGGGCCTTTGTTCTCTGCATCGCAGTTACGGGGTTCTTCCAGATAGCAACTTCTGCGTGATAGATAAAACCAACACTCTGAAATTCTCTTATCAGATCGCCTCGAAAGTCCTTGATGCCGATAAAGCCGTCACGCTCTTTTGAGGTCGGCAGGTTCATACAATGCACCGCCATAATTCTTCCCGGTTTAAGGATTCTGAAAAGTTCAGTAGTGATAAAGTGGAAGTGTTCAAAGAACTGCTCATCATTCTTGGAGTTGCCTAAATCCCTATCACTGTTTGAGTAGGTGTAAAGGCTCGAAAACGGGGGTGAATATACCTCAAAATGCACCGATTCATCGGGTATCGCTCTGATAACTTCGCAGGTGTCCCCGTTGATTAACTGATAGCCGTTTCCGACATACTGATCTAAAACTTTCATTTGATTATTCTCCTATCGCATACTTAAAGTCTTTTTGCGGTATGTATTCCGCTACTATTCGGGTTGTGTGCTTGATTTCGCTCATAGTCACGTCACGCATCAAAGCAATCATATTTTCTTGGAGTGCGTCCATTTGTGACTGTTTCTTCTTGATGTTATCGAGCACGTTGAGTTCTGCCTCGGACATTATGATGTGAACATTTACAGTGTGAGTTTGTCCGTATCTCCAACAACGCCTGACTGCCTGATAGAATTGCTCGTAACTGTCGGATAAACCGCAGAATATAATCTCGTGGCAGTTCTGGAAGTTCATACCAAATCCGTAGATTGACGGCTTGCTGACTAATGCCTTGATTTTGTTGTTTGCAAAGTCGATAGCGGTCTTTGCTTTGTGCTCGGGACTGTCTGAACCTCTAACCTCAACGCTATCAAGAATTGCGTTATGCAGGCTCTCGGATTCCGAATTGTAATCGCACCAAACAAGCCAACAATCATCAGAACTTGATACAAGTTCCTTTGCCTCGTTTATGCGGTCTGTCATTGATTCTTTTCGAGCCTCACGGCGTTCTGATAACGTCTCCGCACGTCTTGCGACAAGTTCATATTCTTCGGGTTCAGATGCCGTTATATGCTCGATTATGTTCAATTCGGGCAAAGTGTAACCCTCTGAAGAATATCCGAGGTCTGACGGATTCCTGACGCATACCGCCCAAGTAGCAACCCACTCCCAGAACTTCTTTTCACCATAACCCTTTAATCTCCACGCTGACGTATTCGAGCCGTCGTGTATAAAATACGTTGCAAGCATTTCTGTTCTGCTCATAATGCCCAAAAACTCTGCGTGGTTTCCGAGTTCGCTATGATCGTTAGGTGACGGGGTTGCGGTGCAAGCAAGTCTGTAAGGTGTCTTCTGAAACATATCAATAAGCAGGTCACGGGTTGATGATGTGAACGACTTAAGGATTGATGATTCGTCAAGAATTACTGCAGTAAACGCAGTTGCCGTAAAGTGCTCCAACATTTCATAATTGGTGATATTTACGCCCTTTTTAACATCGTCTTGGGTTCTGCAAACATTGATTGCGATGCCAAACTTCTCGCCCTCTTTTTTGGTCTGCTCAACAACTGCCAAAGGTGCGATTATAAGAGCGTTGCCCTTTGAGTGCTTGCACACTTGATTAGCAAACTCCATTTGCATCAAGGTCTTACCCGTACCGCAATCCGAGAAAATAGCACACTTGCCTTTTTTCAACGCCCACGACACAATATCTCGCTGAAAAGGAAAAAGAGCCTTATTAAGTTTGCTTTTTGGAATGTCAAAGCCTGCTTCAATTCTCTCGAGATCCTTTGTCTTTAAAAATTCTTCGTAGGTCATATGACATCACCTTTCTCGTTGAGTACAAATTCCGTCTCCATTCTTGAACCGCAATACGGGCAGAATGTGAACTTGTGGTATCTGTTCTTGTTGTGACATTTTGAGCAGGTATAGTGATAGTGTGTCTTGTCTTTCTGGGTTCTTATCCAAAAAACTGCATCTGCCATATCGCACCCCCTTAAATCTCAAACGGCAACTGATTAGGGTTGCTCTGCGTGGTCTTGGGTGCAAGGTCTCCCGTCATAAGGCGGTCATATACAGGACTTGATACGCCCGTCTTGGGTTCAGACTTGGGTGTTGACTTGTTCCCGGACTTACTCTGTGCCTGATATTCTTCCGTATCAACGTCCTTTGTATCATCGAGCAGGAATAAGCCGTTAAGAGCGTACTTCCTTGCGTATGATGATGTCGCACCCGTTATCTGTGCATCGTCCATTCCCTTTTTGGTCTCGCACTCCCTTGCGTAAGCCGTAGCCGTGATATAATCTTCTGTGGCGGTTGCCTCTGTGGGGTTTTTGCTACTTTCACAATCCATAATCCTTGCATAAGCCTTGACATAGATGCGACCGCCAATCTCTATCACCTCGTCCCAGATAACAAGGGCAACATTGTACTTCTCAAGAAAAGGCTTGACCGCCTCGCAGATTCCCTCTGCGTTTCTGTATGAGTAGTTGCCAAACTTGTTGTAAAGGTTCTTCGGTGCTTTGAGTTCCGTCTGAATTGCCTTTAACTTCTCTCTGATTGTCATTCTGTTTCCGTCCTTTCTTTTGGTTCTAATAGATTTTTGATTGATGAGAATTTAACTGTTCTAAAAGTTGGTGATGCTATGTGCTCGACAATTTTTCTCAAAAGCAACAACTGAAAATAAAATTCTGAAAAGTCTGCGAAATTAAGAAAAACCCTTTTTGAACCATCGGCAAATTCCAATTTTTCAAACGAGTTGAAAATGCCCATTGCAATATTCATTGCATAATCGTTCTTTGTTAATTCGATGTTCGCCCACATAAAGAAAAAAGGCTCTAAAACTCTGTAAGACTCTTCTGACAGTTCTACGCAGTATCCGTCAGGCGATAACAAGGGTTTGTGATTCGATTTTCGGGACGAAGCAAGTTCGTTGTACGCACGAATGATAGCGTCTCTTTCTGATTTCTTCATTTCTCCCCCCCTTTCCGTTATATTGCCCACTTGTCAGGATCTTCTTTGCCTACAACGAACTTGTCGATGTAGTCTTTCTGCTTGTTGATACGCTTGACGTATGCCTCGCCTCTCAACTCGGGATTTTCGGCTTGTAACTTCTGCCGTGTCCTGCGTATCGTCTCGAATGACGGCAGATTTAAGTCCTTGTACTTCCAAAGCACGTCCGCAAAGGTCATGTTCATCGCATCGGGCCTTGTTGCCTTGATTACCCACCCTATTGCTCGAAAATCACTGTCTCTTGCGTCCTTGTGGTCGGTAAGCACCTTTCTTACGATGTCGGTGATGTCCGTCTTTGCCATACGCCACCTCACCACTTCTGGGAGAAGTCCACATCACTTGCGGAATTGCTCTCGATAACGTGTCTGTGGATAACCTCAACACGCTCGGTGGGGATTTCACCGACCAAGAGAGTATTTTCCGTTTCAAGCTGCTCGTTCTTCTTCTTGACCGAAATGTAAGCGGTTTCGAGTGCTCTGTACTCTCCGTGGTCAATGACCGACTGAACGACCATACCGATGATTGCGGATAAAACGCCAACGAGCATAAAAGATAAAACTAAATACACGTCCATTACTCTTTCCTTTCTATGCTCCTTTTGAGCATCTTGATTTCCTGTTCTGTAAATCCGACCTTTAAGGCTTTGAAGACGTATGACCGACTGCGATTGATTACCTTTGCGATTTCTTCTGCCGATTTGTAGGTTTGGTAGAGAAAAGGGTATTTA